TGAGTTCCAAAGGGCTCCCAGTGCTGCCAGTTGTATTTATGAACTGCCCACATGCCTAGGATAGGTACAAATACTAGACAAAACCCCATGACACCTAGGCACCATGGGGTATTCATCACAGTTCTAACGAATAGTTGAACGTGTGTCATTCGACTTTTTCTTTTTTAGATTCAGTTGGTTTTGGTTCTTCGTCTTTTTTCTTCGCGGTCTGGACCCCGAAGGTAGCTAAAGTTCCAGTAAAGACACTGGCAATAAAAGTGGGATCAATTTGTCGCTGAGGGATTCCAGGAACAGTAACATAATTAAGAGTCAGGATAGATGCTGACCAACTCAATATGATAACTCTCACCAGGGTGCTTACACCCTCATCAGCCCATTCAAACTTTTCCTTTTTTTCATCCCCCTTCTTCTTGAGCATATCCATGTAAGAAAGGGTAAGGCACTTTTATTTAGTGATGTACCCGTTCTCCTTTAGCCATGCTTTAGTCATTGGAGTTGGAGGATACTTCTCCCACATGCTACCTGCGGCACATGCTTCCAATGCTTCCTGTGTCATGTCGGCACTCTTACCTGCCCAGGTTGCTTCTGCCTCCCAGGGGACTGCTGAAGCGGGGTAGGAACGCTCTACCATCTCACGCCAGACAGGAGGAACTGCTTCTTCTGGCTTGATGATAGCAATCATACTGTTCTTGATAGTACCTGCCATACAATCTTGAGCAGCGTGCCATCCTTCATGTCTCATGACAGTCATCATGACATTAGGACGATGAACATAAGTCCTGTTGAGATAAAAGTTATTGCTCACAGTATGGTAGACACCACGATGCCCAACAGGGAAATACTTTTCTGGTGCGATGTATACGCTAACTCCAACTTGGCTAAGTGCGTTCATCATTCGAGCGAACTCTTCTTTAACTAAGTTCCAATCAGAATTTGGAAAGAGTTCTTCTAGATGATCAGCACCCCAGACTTGGATCACACCATCGGTACATTCCTGTACAATCATACACCCCATGGCATCCATGGTGTAGTACCCTTTGGTGGGTTCTGCCTTTAATGTCGATGGAAATGCCAACGAGGAGATTAATGCCAAGGAAGCAAGAAGTTGTCGTTTCATACTGTGTAGTAGGCTTTGTAATAGTTGACGAGACCAGATGTATTCACGTTACCTTGCGACACCCAGTCGTGGGCACACTCCGTAATGCTTTTCATACTATACTTGGGTTCTTTATTGTCGTCAAGTTCAGAACCAAATCTAGAAAGGAGAAGAGTGTAACACTTCTGTCTCAACTCCATCCTATCCTCACTGTAGCGCCAGTCTTCGTTCATGACCAGACCATCTTCTTAGTGTACTGATAGGCATACTGCTGACGATATCCTTTGATACCCCAACCCAACCAACGGTAGGAGGGAGACATCAACTGTGCGACAGTCTGACCATTACCTTCAAATTCTGGTAGAACTTTTTGGAAGTGAACTTCATTAATCATGTAACGGGTTTGCCCCTCAAGAGAAGAAGGATCACATCCATACTTCCTACAGAACTTACCAAGCCCATTGTATCTGGCAGTGGTAGTCCACTGAATCAAACCGTAACCACCACGGCGGCACTGCTTGTAAGGAACGATAGCGCCACCTTCACAGACATTGGGGCGGAATCCAGATTCAGATTTGATATTGCCCATGATTGTAGCAAGAGCATTCTTACTAACAATGTTTGTCTTTTCTTGAAGAGCCTTCAGAACATACTGTTCATTAGTATTACACCCTGGGCACTTCCAATTGGGATCGTAGGGAACTACAGGAATCTCAACCACATCTGAAACATCATTAGGAACGGTGGCAGCAGCACATGCCGCTCCAAGCATGACCATGGTGGAGACTGCGAGAGTCTTTAGCATAATTTGCTTACGAACAGCCATCATCGTAGCAGGTGTTCTGCCCTTTGTCAAGCCATTAAAAAGAGGCACCTAGGTGCCTCTACGAAGGGGGGGTTCCCGACCAGTGCTGTTATAGTCCGTCCGTGACTAGAAGGTAAGACCTGAGGCACGAGCACCTTTCAGTGCTGCCCAGTCTTCATTGATGGCATGGTTGACATATGTATTGAGAAGCTCGGACTTCTCTGTCAACTTCTTAACATTATACTCCTCAAGAGTCAGAGGGTAGAATCCAAAGTCCATGACATGCTCAAACTTATTAAGAGTATCATCATCCAACTTATCAGCATCGTTCTTCCAGATCTCATAGGCAAATCCTTCACCTTGCTGATAGATAATACCATCTCTAACCACTCTGACTCTTTGCCAGATGGTTTGAGTCTTCCATTCAGCCGCAAGGGCAACTGCCTTCCTCTGAATAGACTTAGGATCTTTGATAAAGAGCAACTCAGGTAAGAAGCAAGCTTCTTTAATTACTCTATGCTTAGGGAAGGCAAGACTCTTATCACCATCCCTTGCTGGAAGATACTGTCCAGCAAACATCTTTGTCACCTCTACATTTCTCATGTCCTCATAGAAGATCAGATCACCAGTAGCAAATACTGTGGGACCAGTTGCTCTACGGAGAATCTCTTCATAGATCATCTCCATCTTCTTGAAGGCACCCATGTGTCTGGCATAGGTAGCACCGTTATCAATACACCACTGCTTGAGCCACTTGGTTTGCTCACCATGACGGCAGGTGTCATGAACAATAGGCTTGATACCAGGGAATCCCGTCTCAAATGTCTTGAGTGTAGTCACACCACAAGGCAGAGTGGATTCATTCAGGGTATCAATGACAACGTGTACTTTCCAGGACATTTGAATAGTCTATGAGTCTGTTGTATTTAGGTGTACTTGCGGTAAGCACCGACTTCGGGGTCGGGATCTAACCACTTAGCATACTCTACATCTTCTAGAGCAATCTCAAACTGCATACCGTTATCGCATAGGTACATATCACGGTAGTTTTTAGTCCACTCATGATACTTCTGGATGCGATAGTCAGGCATACCGTTGATCTCTAGAGTGCCACACACTACAAAGCGGTAGGGGTAACGCTCAAGGATAACCTCTGGCTTAGGTCGCGTCGTCGTGGTCATAGAGGAAGGAGTAGTCATCTTCGGGGATACCAATCTTAGATGGGTCTGCTGGAACCATCATTACTTTACGACCATCTTCCATCACAATGGTGTAGACCTGTCCAGTTTCACAAGCGTCCAACATGTCCTCCAGTTGGTCTTGTGCTTCGGCTTCAGTGAGTTCAATAATTTCCATACTTGAAAATTCTAGAAGGATATCGGGGTGGAGGGGATCGAACCCCCGACTTTCTGTTCCCAAAACAGACGCGCTACCGCTGCGCTACACCCCGATGTGTTTATTATAACATATGTATCTAGAAAATCCTAGGGGTAAAAAAATACCCCGAAAATTTTTTCGGGGTAAAAGATAATCAATTATCAAGATCTGAAATAATACGCTCGCACTCTTTCAAGTTTTTCTTACAGAAGTTGTGAACATAACTGTTCGCATCTGTGCTCATAGTATAGTGAGCGTGAGTGTGTGCCAGTTCAATCACCGCCAAGAACCCAATACACAGGGCTACGAAGTGGCATACAGGACTTGTGGCACAGCATATCAAGTTCTTTTTAAGGTTCATAAAAAAAGGGGACCGAAGTCCCCAGATTCAGTTAGATCAGAAGGAATACTTCAGACCAGCCTTGGTGCCGTAGCTACGGTCAACACCAGCAACACCGCTGCCAACGAAGGAGACTTCGCCGTAAGCAGACAGGTTCTCGTTCAGACCAGCAGACAGACCTGCCTTACCCGAAGGAACGGTGTCAGAAGCACCGCCGTCAGGAGCAACGATGGTAGCACCGCCTTGGACGTACCAAGCAGCGGATTCGCCCAGAGCACCCTCGTAACCGATATGGGTATCGATGTTGGTGCCAGTGTAGTTCGAGCCAGTGAAGCCGCTGTTTGCCTCTACGTTAACGTAGGGACCAGCAAGGGCAGCGGCGGGAGCGAAAGCGACAGCAGCAGCGGCTGCGATTGCGGTTTTGATCATTTGTTTTTTCCTATAGTTACTTGCGGAATGGATACCCGCAGATGGACAGAGACTCGACGTGTCTCGTTTTGTTAACAACTGTCACGTGACAGTTGTAACATTTA